GGGTGTGGGCGATCAGTCGATCAGCAACTGGCTCAATGAAGACACGATCCGCATTGCGGATTACTACTACATCGACTTTGACCGCACGACGCTGAACCTGTACCCCGGCAACGCCACGGCGTTTGAGGGTACGCCAGAAGACAAGCAACTGCGGGCCATCTACGGCAAGCCCAAGAAGTCACGCGAGTCTGACCGTGCAAAGGTCAAATACTGCAAGATCAACGGGTACGAAATCCTTGAAGAGCGCGAGTGGGCGGGCAAGTACATCCCCGTGATCCGCATCGTGGGCAATGAATTTGAAGTTGACGGTCGCTTGTACGTGTCGGGCTTGGTGCGCAACGCCAAAGACGCCCAGCGCATGTACAACTACTGGGTGAGCCAAGAGGCCGAGATGTTGGCTTTGGCGCCCAAAGCCCCGTTCATTGGCTATGGTGGCCAGTTTGAGGGCTACGAGAACCAATGGAAGACCGCCAACACGCAGAACTGGCCGTATTTGGAGGTCAATCCAGACGTTACAGACGGCCAAGGTGGCATGTTGCCACTACCCCAGCGGGCACAGCCGCCAATGGCCTCCAGCGGCCTCCTGCAAGCCAAGGCGGGGGCGTCTGAAGACATTAAGAGCACCACAGGTCAATACAACGCATCTTTGGGCATGGGTTCCAACGAGCGTTCGGGCAAAGCCATTCTGGCCCGCCAACGCGAAGGCGATGTGGGCACGTATCACTACGGCGACAACTTGGCCCGTGGCGTGCGCCATGTGGCCCGCCAACTGGTGGACTTGATTCCCAAGATTTACGACACCCAGCGCATCGCTCGCATCATCGGTGAAGATGGTGAGACAAAGATGATCAAGATCAACCCTGAGCAGCCGCAGCCGGTCAACAAGATCGTGGATCAGCAGGGCATTGTGATCGAGAAAATCTACAACCCCGGCGTCGGCAAGTACGACGTGGTGGCAATCACTGGCCCAGGCTACGCGACCAAACGTCAAGAGGCATTAGAGGCAATGGCACAACTGTTGCAAGGAAACCCTCAACTGTGGGCTGTGGCCGGTGACCTGTTTGTCAAGAACATGGATTGGCCTGGTGCTCAAGAGATGTCCAAGCGTTTTGCCAAAACCATTGATCCCAAGTTCATGTCCGACGGCGAGGACAACCCAGCATTGCAGGCCGCACAGCAGCAGATGCAAGCCATGGGCGCTGAGATGGATCAAATGCACGAAATGCTCAAAAACGTAGGTAAATCTATTGAAGTGCAAGAGCAAGAGCGCAAAGACTTTGAGGCCCAGGTCAAGGCATACGAAGCTGAAACCAAGCGTTTGGCTCAAGTGCAGGCCAGCATGAGTCCTGAGCAAATTCAAGATATAGTCATGGGCACGGTGCACGGCATGATCACATCAGGAGACTTGGTGAGCGAAATGCCTGGCCGAGAGCAGACTGAAATGATGCCTGAAATGATGCCACAACAAGGGATGCCACAATGAAAGCGTGTGATTTTGTCGGACTGTTGTTTTTAGCCCGAGATGTGACCCATTCGGTGCATTTGAACACCCGCAGCTTTAGCAAGCACGAAGCGCTTAACATTTTCTACAACCGAATCATTGGCGCGGCTGATGACTTTGCGGAAGCCTACCAAGGCCGGCATGGCTTGATGGGGCCAATTACTTTGCATTCGGCCAAGAAGACCAGCAACGTGATTGAGTTTTTGGAAGACTCGCTAAAAGAAATTGAAAACTGCCGGTATGAAGTGGCTGACAAGTCCGACTCATCTTTGCAGCAACTCATTGACAACATCATTGAGATTTATCTCAGAACTTTGTACAAACTCCGCTTTTTGGCATAAGGAAACACCATGGCTCTCTACAAACAAGGCAGTGCAGACGCGCAAATCAAAATCGGTGGCGGCAAGTTGTACGGTATCTACATTTCCAGTACATCAAGCGGCACGTTTGCCCTGTACGACAGTGCAACGGCCAGCACTGGCGACCCCAAGATTGTTGCCACAGTGACTCCAACTGCGGGCACTCAGCATGTCAGCTTCCCCGCTGGTTTGTGGTTTAGCAAGGGTCTGTACATTGACATTGCCAACACCATTGAATACACCGTCGCATACGAGTAAATTATGGCCAACGTAAAAATCTCCAACCTAACGGCAGCAACTACGCCTCTTGCAGGCACTGAGGTTTTGCCGGTTGTCCAAAGCGGCACGACTGTCAAGGCCAGCATTGCCAACGTGCAAACGGCCACCTACTCTGGTGGCACAGCCAATGGTGTTGCCTATCTCAATGGCTCAAAGGTGCTGACCACGGGTAGTGCGCTGACTTTTGATGGAACTAACTTAACGGCAACCAACGGCGCGACCATCCAAGGACTCACCGTAGGCCGTGGCGGTGCTGGTGGTGCGGCAAATACAGCTTATGGAGCTAGTGCTATACCTATTGCACCAAACTCTGGCGTTGTTGCTATCGGAAGTAATGCGGGTAAATTATTTAATACAGCCAGCGATACGGGGCAATCTACTTTTGTTGGATATTTTGCTGGCGCACAAGTAAGCACAGGAACAGATAGCACTTTTGTAGGTGGTTCTGCGGGAACAAACACGACAACTGGCGCAAAAAATACAGCGGTCGGAAGCCAAGCACTTCAATTAACCACCACAGCCTCATACAACACTGCTGTAGGTTATCAAGCGGGGTATACAAATGTAACGGGAATTGCCAATACATTTACAGGATACCAAGCTGGATACACCTCTAATGCTTCTTCGGTTAATGGATATAACACAGCAACGGGCTATCAAGCAGGAAAAGGTTTAACGACTGGAAACAACAATTCATTTTTTGGTTTGTTCTCTGGTGAGTTAATTACAACTGGCGGTAAAAACTCAATTCTTGGCGCTTATAACGGCAACAATGGCGGCTTAGACATTCGCACAGCAAGCAACTACATCGTGCTGTCTGATGGGGATGGGGAACCACGATTGTGGTTTACTAACGCAGGTGCTTTACTTTCACCAACTGTTTACAGTCTCACAACAGGCAGTGCCGCAAATGTTTTTGTTGGAAGCAACGGACATATCCACAGGTCAACTTCATCTTTAAAATACAAGCGTGATGTACAAGATGCAACACATGGTCTAGCGGTAGTATTGACACTCCGACCTGTAACCTACAAAGGTAAAGCCGCAAGCGATGGTGAAACAGTATTTGGTGGTTTGATTGCTGAAGAAGTACACGCCGCTGGATTGACTGAGTTTGTACAGTATGCAGATGATGGCTCACCAGATGCCTTGGCTTACGGCAACATGGTTTATGAATGAAGTTTGGATTGACTGCGTAGGTTTTGAAGGTTTTTACCAAGTGAGCAACTTTGGAAATGTTCGCTCTGTTGAAAGAATGGTAATGAACAGAATGGGCAATGGCTTGCGTAAATCGCCATCAAAACTTTTGAAACAGGGTCTTTCAAGGCCCGGATACTGGATTGTTAGTTTTTGCGCTGATGGCATAAAAAGCAATCAGACTGTGCATCGTCTTGTTTGTCGTGCGTTTATTGCAAACCCAGAAAACAAACCACAAGTCAATCACAAAAACGGAATTAAAACCGACAACAGACTTTCTAATTTGGAATGGGTAACTGTGTCAGAAAACGGACTTCATGCCTATCGCATATTGGGCGTCCAAGCATGGAACAAAGGTATGAAACTCAAAGCAGAGGTTGACAGCCTCAAAGCCCAAATCAACGGAGCATCAGCATGAATGAAATCACCGCAGAACAACAGATTGCTCGCCATTATGCGGCGTGTATGGATTCGGTCAACTTAATCAATGCTGGCAAGCCCGAAAAGATGGAAGATGCTGAGTGGGCAGATTGCTTGTCCCGCAACAAAGAGCATTTGAAGATCATGCTGGCAAAAGATTTTTGGACAAATGAAGATTTGGCTCCACTACAGGCGGCAGCATAATGGCAGTTAATCTTTCACCCCTGGCCGGTGCTGGCTCGCAGTTCTTCGACGACAGTGGCAACCCACTGACGGGTGGCTTGCTGTACTCATATGCAGCCGGTACAACCACGCCAGCCGCAACGTACACCGACAACACTGGAACAGTCTTAAATTCCAATCCAATCGTGCTCGATAGTGCGGGCAGGCCAACAAGTCAGATTTGGCTGACCAACTTCAACTCATACAAATTTGTTCTTCAAAATAGCGCGCTTGTCCAAGTCTGGAGTATGGACAACATTTCGGCGATCCGCTCTGGCGGGACGCAATCCTATCAAACGGCAACTTCTGGTCAGACTGTGTTCACGGGTTTAAGCTACACCACCAGCAACAACAGTATGCAAGTTTTTGTCAATGGCTTGAAAAGGTTCACCGGGGAATCTTAGGATTCATTGACATGACTGAAGAAGTCCAAAACCTAGCGGAAGTTGACTCCGCGCCAGCAACGGAAGTGACGGCCACTCCTGAGACTGTAGAAAATGCGCCGGTAGTCGCTGATGAGCAGAAAGAGTCCCGAGTTTTTACTCAGGAAGAACTGGATGCAGCCATCGGTAAGCGGCTTGCGAGAGAACAGCGTAAGTGGGAAAGAGAGCAGACTCAAAGGCAAGCGGAAGCGCAGACTTTGAGAGCGCCAGCATACATCCCGCCGGTTGACCAGTTTGAAAGCCCCGAAGCCTATGCAGACGCATTGGCTTACAAAAAGGCCGAAGAGTTGATCGCCCAGCGTGACCAAGCCCGGCAGCAATCTGAAATTCTTGAGACTTATCACGAGAAGGAAGAAGAAGCTCGGAGCAAATACGATGACTTTGAACAAGTCGCGTACAACCCGAAACTTTCAATCACGACCGTGATGGCTCAGTCGATCCAAGCCTCGGAAGTTGGCCCTGAAGTAGCGTACTACCTCGGTGCAAACCCCAAGGAAGCAGATCGAATCTCCCGTCTTGCACCTATCTTGCAGGCCAAAGAAATTGGACGGATTGAGGCCAAAATGGCCAGCGATCCACCAGTTAGAAAGACCACGTCCGCACCAGCACCGATTTCACCTGTGACCGCTCGCTCCTCTGGAGCGCCAGCCTACGACACGACAGACCCACGGTCATGATCACGCGCAAAGCGCTTGAGATTCTCGAAAACAACCTTGTGTTGACCCGTAACGTGAACCGTCAGTACGACGACAGCTTTGCTGTTGAAGGTGCCAAGATTGGTTCGACCCTGCGCATTCGTCTGCCCGATCGCGCTTTGGTGACCGACGGCGCCGCCTTGCAAGTGCAAGACGACAACGAACAGTTCACCACCTTGACTGTGAACAACCAAAAGCATATCGGCGTGAACTTCACTTCCGCTGAATTGACCATGCAGTTGGATGACTTCGCAGAGCGTGTGTTGAAGCCTCGTATCAGCCAGTTGGCCTCCAGCATTGATGCTGACGTTGCCAACGCATACAAGACCATCGGTAACTCTGTGGGCACCCCTGGCACCACTCCTTCTACTTCTTTGGTGCTGTTGCAAGCCCAGCAGAAGCTGAACGAGAACGCCGCTGTGATGAACCCCCGTTATGCCACCGTCAACCCCGCTGCTAACGCTGGTTTGGTCGAAGGCATGAAAGGTCTGTTCAACCCCACCGACACCATCAGCAAGCAGTTCAAGAACGGCATGATGGGCATGGGCGTGTTGGGCTTTGATGAAGTCAACATGTCTCAGTCGATCAAGCAGCACACCACCGGCACCCGCGCCGCCACTGGTGCGACTGTGGCATCTACCGTGACCTCTGAAGGCGCTTCCACGCTGTCGTTGACTGTTGGCTCTGCTGAAACCATCGCCGTTGGTGACGTGTTCACCATTGCCGACTGCTTTGCTGTGAACCCGCAAACCCGTGAGTCCACTGGTTCGCTGTTCCAGTTTGTGGCCTTGGCCTCTTCGACCACCAGCACTACTGCTACCGTGACCGTGGCCCCGATGTACTCGGCTAACCATGCCTTGGCAACCATGCTGACTCTGCCCGTTAGCGGCAAAGCCGTCGTGTTCACCGGCACCGCCAGCACGCAGTATCCGCAAAACTTGATCTACCACAAGGACGCCATCACGTTCGCTACCGCTGACTTGTTGCTGCCCCAGGGCGTAGACATGGCCGCGCGTGCCGTTCACAATGGCATCAGCCTGCGTGTGGTTCGCCAGTACGACATCAACAACGATCGTATGCCTTGCCGTATCGACGTGTTGTATGGCTACAGCACCATTCGTCCTCAGATGGCTTGCCGTCTGTGGGGTTGATCTGAAACGGGGCTTCGGCCCCTTTCTCCGTAACATCTTTTTCAAGGAAATCTATCATGGCTACTCTTCCCAATGGCGCAGGCGGTTACCAAATTGGTGACGGCAATTTGAACGAAGTTCAAATGAACACCCAAGCTACCCCAGCAACGGCGACTGTCACGGCAACGCTGACAACCGCTCAATTGCTGAACGGTATCATTTTGGGCACCCCCACCACCACCGCAGCGGCTTACACCCTGCCTTTGGCTACTGATCTGGACGCAGCCGTGTCCAGCGCTAAAGTCAATAGCAGCTTTGAGTTTGTAGTGGTCAACACCAACGGTTCCGGCAGCGGCGTGATTACCATCACGACCAACACCGGCTGGTCGATTGGAACCTCGGGCTCACAAGGCTTGATGACCGTCACCACCGCTGGTACTGCCCAAAACTATCGCGCAGTGAAAACTGGCGATGGTCCCGCTGCTCAAGGCACAGTTACTCAGTTGACCAGCAAAAGTACTGGCGTAACTTTGAACAAATCAGCAGGCAAAATCACCATGAACGCGGCATCTTTGGCCGGCGGTGCAGCGGTGACGTTTACGTTGACCAACAGCACCATTAGCGCAAACGATGTCCTCATCGTTAACGTGTCTGGCGGCGGTACTGCTGGCGCTTACTGGCCTTATGTGTCCAGTATGACCACGGGCTCTGCTGTGATCGGATTGTGGAATAGCACTGGCGGCGCATTGGCCGAAGCTGTCGTTCTCAACTTTGCGATCATCCACGGCGCTGTTTAACCAACCAGGGGGCTAATCACCCCCTTCTTTTTATGTCCGTTATTTACATGTCTCACCCCGTCCACGGCGCAAAGGTTGCGACCATGGAACTTGAAGCTGTAGCAGATGAACAAAATGGCTGGACACGCTATACTCTTGACACGCCTGTTGTTGAAGAGGCGGCTCCACAGGAAGTAAAACGTAGACGTGGCCGCCCGACTGTTGAGGCGGTCGAACAAGGAGCGTAAACATGGCCACCTATACCACTGCCGAACAAATCAACAGGTCGTTACGATTGCTCGGTGTGTTGGCCGAAGGCGAAACGCCAGGCGCATCAGTGTCGCAAGACGCATTGATAGCGCTCAACCAAATGATCGACTCTTGGAACACTGAACGCCTGTCTGTTTTCTGTACCCAAGATCAAGTTTTTACGTGGCCTGCTGGGTTTATTAACCGCACCCTTGGCCCCACAGGTGACTTTGTCGGCTTGCGCCCCGTCCTGATGGACGACGCTACCTACTACCGCGACCCCGGCACAAACGTATCGTTTGGCATCAAATTCATCAACCAACAGCAATACAACGGCATCGCGGTCAAAACCGTGACGTCAACATACCCGCAGGTAATGTTTGTAAACATGACGTTTCCAAACGTAGATATGACGGTTTACCCCAAGCCTACACGCGATCTTGAGTGGCACTTTGTCAGCGTGCAGGAGCTGAACCAAGCCGCCAATTTGGCCACGGTCATGTATTACCCGCCCGGGTATCTACGGGCTTTCACGTACAACTTGGCCATGGAGTTTGCGCCTGAGTTTGGCGTCGAGCCCAGCCCCCAGGTGCAGCGCATTGCAATGACAAGCAAGCGCAACTTGAAGCGCATCAACAATCCTGATGACATCATGTCGATGCCTTACGCCATCGTGGCCACTCGCCAGCGCTTTAACATCTACGCCGGTAACTACTGATGAAAACGCCGATCTTAGGCTCGGCGTATGTTGCCCGCAGCGTCAATGCTGCGGACAACCGCATGGTCAATCTGTTCCCAGAAGTCATACCCGAAGGCGGTAAAGAAGCGGCTTTTTTGCAGCGCTGCCCGGGTTTGAGTTTGTTGGCCACTATTGGCACCGGGCCCATTCGCGGGCTATGGACGTTTGGTGGGTATGGGTACGTGGTCAGCGGCAGCAAGCTGTACAAGATGGCCCCCAACTACACGACAACGCTGCTGGGCACCATTGCAAACACTGGCCCGGTCAGCATAGCTGACAACGGCATCCAGATGTTTGTTGCGGCCAATGGGCCGGGCTACATCTACAACGCCAACACCAACGTGTTTGCGCAGATCACAGACCCCGACTATCCCGGGGCGTTGACCGTTGGGTTTATTGACGGGTACTTTACCTTCATTGAGCCCAACAGCCAAAAGCTGTGGGTCACCAGCCTGTATGACGGTCAATCTGTTGACCCGCTGGACTTTGCCAGTGCTGAAGGCGCGCCAGACAATTTGATCAGCATGATTGTTGACCACCGTGAGGTGTGGCTGTTTGGAACCAACTCGGTTGAGGTCTGGTACGACTCGGGCAACGCTGGATTCCCTTTGGAGCGCATCCAAGGCGCTTTTAACGAAATTGGATGTGCAGCTACCTACTCGGTGGCCAAGCTCGATAACGGCCTGTTTTGGCTGGGCGCAGACGCTCGCGGCCAAGGCATTGTCTACCGGGCCAATGGTTACACAGGCACCCGTGTCAGCACCCACGCCATTGAATACGCTATCGCCCAGTACAGCACCATCAACGACGCCATTGCGTACACATACCAACAAGAAGGCCACGGCTTTTACGTGTTGGTCTTCCCCACCGCCAACGCCACATGGGTGTACGACGTGTCCACCCAAGCCTGGCATGAGCGCGCGGGATGGGACAACGGCAATTTTATTCGGCATCGCGGCAACTGCCAGATGGCGTACAACAGCCAGATCATCATTGGCGACTATGAAAACGGCAACATCTACGCCTTTGACTTAGACGTCTATGCCGACAACGGCGAAACGCAAAAGTGGTTGCGGTCGTGGAGAGCGCTGCCAACTGGCACAAACACCCTTAAACGCACCGCGCACCACAGTCTGCAACTTGACTGTGAATCAGGCGTTGGTTTAGCTGGCACAGGTCTTCCAATACAAACCACAATCTATTTGTTGGCTGAGAACGATGACTATCTGATAACTGAAGCCGGCGATTATTTAATTGCTGACTTTATTCCCAATATCGCAACCGATCCTGAAGTCATGTTGCGTTGGTCTGATGACGGCGGTCACACTTGGTCAAATGAGCATTGGTCGTCCATGGGCCGTGTTGGTGAATACCAGCGCCGCGTGTTTTGGCGTCGTCTGGGCATGACGCTCAAGCTGCGGGATCGGGTCTACGAAATCTCAGGCACAGAACCCGTAAAAATTGCGATCATGGGCGCTGAGTTGATTTTGAGCCCGACCAATGCCTGACGATGGCAACCGCAACCCCTAACACTAGCCAGATACCAGCGCCTCGGGTGCCGCTCATTGACGAGCGCACCGGCTTGGTGTCGCAGCAATGGTTTCGGTGGTTTAACAACATTTACGCCCTAACCGGGTCTGGGGCGGGCATCACGCCCGTCACCAACGGCGGGACGGGCACCGGCAACATACCAACCAACGGCCAACTGCTGATTGGTAACGGCACTGACTATTCGCTCAGCGTAATAACCGCAGGCGCCAACATAACCATCACCAACACGGCGGGGCATATCACAATTGCCAGCGCTGGCGCGTTGTCTAGTTTTTCAGCCGGCACAACGGGGTTCACGCCTTCCACGCCGACCACGGGCGCCATAACTTTGGCGGGGACGCTGATTGCGGCCAATGGCGGCACAGGATTCGCCAGCTACGCAGTAGGCGACCTGCTGTACGCCAACACCACGACCACTTTGGCCAAGCTGGCCGATGTGGCCACCGGCAACGCTTTAATCTCTGGCGGCGTGTCAACCGCGCCGTCATGGGGCAAGATTGGCTTGACCACGCATGTCAGTGGCACGCTACCCATCGCAAATGGTGGCACCAATGCAACCGCTACGCCCGCCGCTGGCGCCGTGGCCTACGGCACGGGCACAGCCTACGATTTTACGGCTGTGGGCACGTCTGGCCAGGTTTTGACCAGCGCAGGCGCAGGCACTCCGACTTGGACTACACCAACCACAGGCACGGTAACCGCAGTGACGGGCACGGCCCCAGTGGTGTCGTCGGGCGGCACAACCCCGGCCATCAGCATGGCTGCGGCCAGCGCCAGCGCTGACGGGTACCTTACATCAACCGATTGGACAACATTTAACAGCAAAGGCTCTGGCACGGTAACCAGCGTTTCTGTGGTGTCGGCCAATGGCTTGGCGGGGGCTTCTAGCGGTGGGGCAACGCCTGCGCTGACCCTATCGACCACGATCACCGGCATTCTCAAAGGCAACGGCACGGCCATCAGCGCTGCGACCAGCGGTACAGATTACGCCCCTGCAACCAGCGGTACGTCCATTCTGTACGGCAACGGTTCGGGCGGGTTTAGCAATGTGACCGTCGGCACGGGCCTGACCTTTTCAGCCGGTACGCTGTCTGCCGCCACGTCTGCGCCCATCACCAAAACCGCTGACTTCACAGTCGGCGCGGGTGAGACTTGGTTCATCAACAACAAGTCAGGCTCGACCTGTACGGTGACCTTGCCAACGCCCTCAACCAATACCGGGCGGCAGTTGAATTTTAAGAACACCCAAGCGCAGACTTTGGTGTCAGCGTCGAGCAATGTGGTGGGTTTGGCAGGCGGCGCAGCCGCTACGGCCATTCTTGCCGCGTCTACTGGAGATTGGGCCGCACTTGTGTCAGACGGCACCAATTGGATTATCATGCAGGCTGCGGCTAACAACTGCCTGTTACTTGAATGAAGGAGCATTAGCATGGGTTTTTTTAGTGATTTTTTAAGCAACCCGATAGCTGCGGTAACCAATCCCATATCAGAAACTATTGGCACGTCTGGAAATACAGGCCCAAAGCAAGGTGTTCTTGCCAACCTCGTAGCTGACCCAATAAAAACTGTATCAAACACAGTAAACACTGTTGTTCAAAGTCCAGCAAAAGCTGTCAGCGACGCTTGGTCGTCTGGTGGGCGAGATGCCGCCGCCGCAGTTGCGGCGTATTACGGAATTCCTTTGTTGGCGTCATACGCCCCCACTGCTGCTGCTGGTGCAGAAGGCGCTGGTGCTCTTGCATCGCAAATGGCAGCCGAAGGTTCTTCTGGCCTTTTAGGTGCTGGTGCTGCTGGCGCCGCCGCCGCCGGTGCGGCGGGTGCCGGTGCGGCAAGCGGCCTTGCTCAATACGCTACGCCTGCGGCCATAGCGGCCAGTTCTTTGCTTGGTGCTAATGCGGCTCAAAATGCAGCCAACACACAAGCAAACGCTGCGGCTCAAGCCAATCAGTTGCTCGCTCAACAGTACCAGCAACAACGCGCTGACTTAGCCCCGTTCACTACCGCTGGCTTAGGCGCACAAAACCAACTGCTGACTTTTCTTGGCTTGCCTGGCGGCACCGCAGGCGCAAACTTTGGTAAATACTCAGGCGACTTTACCGGCGCGGATTTGCTGGCTAACCAAGACCCAGGCTATGGGTTCAGATTGGCTGAAGGTCAAAAGGCGTTGGAGCGTTCCGCAGCCGCTCGCGGTGGTTTGCTGTCTGGCGGCACGGGCAAAAAATTGTTGGGCTATGGCCAAGAAATGGGCAGTCAAGAATACCAAAACGCATACAACCGTTACCAAACCAATCGCACCAACCAACTGTCTCCCTTGTTTAGCTTGACCGGCTCTGGCCAAGCCAGCGCGGCGGGTCAAGCGGCTGCGGCGGGCAACTACGGCGCTGGCGCTGCGGGTAACCTCACGTCGGCTGGTGCGGCTCAAGCGGCTGGCGATGTCGGCGCGGCCAATGCAGTGTCGTCGGGGCTGGGTTCGTATTTGGGCTACACCGGCCAACAAAATTTGATTAACGCGCTGCGCAAATCTGCCTACGCATAAGGAACAACTATGCCACTCAACCCCTCTATTGCGTTGGGCGTTCGGCCCCTTGAGATACCTAACCAGTTGGCGCAGTACAGCCAACTTGCTCAAATTCAAAACGCGCAGAACCAGAATGCTTTGGCCCAGTATCAATTGGGCTCTGCGCAGCGTGCGGAAAAGCTACAAAATCTTACGTCCGATGCGTATTCGCAATCAATTGACCCTGCAACCGGGCAAGTCAATTACAACACTTTGATAGGTAAATTGGCTGCTGGCGGTGGTGGGTCGCAAATTCCTGGGATTGAAAAAACACGCAAGGAAATAGAAACTGCGGCGCTACAGCAACAAAAATTAAAAACTGAATTAGCCACGGTTAAAACAGCGCAGTTTCGTGACCAGCTTACCAATGTCAACAGCCCAGAGGCTGCCGCGCAATGGACTATTGCGATGTATAAAGACCCCCATTTATCAGGTACTGTTTCTAGCGTCCCGCTGGAAGCCGCATTGGCAGAAATCCCCCGCACGCCTCAAGAGTTTGACATCTGGAAAAAACAAAACGCGTTGGGCATGGCTGAGTTTATTAAGCAAAACAAACCTTCAGTTACTACGCAAGCCACCGGCGGCGCTACAAGGTTGTTACAAACACCAGGGCTTGGCGGCGCGGCTACGGTAGTCCCCGGCTCTGAGGCCTCGATTACCATGAGCGAGTATCAAAGAAACCAGCTTAAAAATGAAGGCCAACGTATTGGGCTTGAAGGTCGTCGTGTTGCAGTGCTGGAAGAAAATCAACGCCGCGATTCTGACCCCGCGTTTCAACAGCGCATGGCGGGCGCAAAGGCCGTTGGCGAAGCAATTGCCAAAGGCGATGTGGCCGCGCAACAAGCGCTTCCAAAGATTCTTACCCGCGCCGAAGAAGGTATGCGTTTAATCGACGAGATGGTCGGCAAGCAAGAAGTGCGTGATGCAAAAGGTAAAGTTATTCAAGCCGCAACAAAACCGCATCCGGGCTTTGAAAACGCCGTGGGTACTACGTGGTTACCTGGCGCTCGTTTTGTTCCCGGCACCAATGCTGCGGACTTTATGTCACGTTTTGACCAGATCAAAGGTTCGTCATTTCTTGAAGCGTTTGAGTCGCTTAAAGGTGGCGGTTCAATTACAGAAAAAGAAGGCGCAAAAGCCACCGACGCTATCAACCGCATGTCTACTTCGCAAAGCGAAAAAGAATTTATGGCGGCAGCGCGTGATTTGCAAGAAGTTATTCGCAAAGGCGTGGCGAATGCCCAAACCCGCGCTTCTCGGTCTGGGGCCGCTGCTCCAGCAAACGCCGGCGCAGTAGACACAAACAATCCGTTGTTAAAGTAAGGAGCTGACATGGCAGACCTCGCCTCGATCCTTACCGATCCAAACTACGTCAACGCCAATGAGGCAACAAAGCGGGCTATTTTTGATAAATTCTCAACGCAAGACTCAAACTTTACCCAAGCAAACCCGGCGACGCAAGACGCCATTCGTCAGCGCTTTGGTGTATCGGGTCTTAAAGTCGCGCCGTTGCCGCAATCATTGCAACCATCTGTTGCTCAAGTATCGCCCGATGCAATTCCGGGCGATCGTCAAGACTTAACCACGGGGCAACGTGTATACCAAGCCGTGCGCCCTTACGCCGCACCAATCGTAGAAGCCGCCGGCGCAATTGGCGGCGGTTTGCTAGGTGGCACCGCAGGCACGTTTGGCGCGGGCCCAGTAGGCACCGCTGCCGGCGGTGTCGCCGGCGCTGGCTTGGGGTATGGGATTGCCAAAGAAGCCCTTGAAGCCGCCGATGTGGCAATGGGTATGAAACAGCCAAGAACTGGCGCTGCTCTCGCTATTGAACCCACCCGTAATGTGCTTGAAGGCGCAGCTTTTGAGGCAGGCGGGCGCATCATTGGCCCAATGATCGGCAAAGTCGTTGGCAAGGTGATGGACATCCGCAACGTTCCAACTAACAAAGCTGCGGACATCGCCCGCAATGCCCTTGGCCCTGATTTACCTGAAGTGCTTAACGCGCTCAAAGCAGCGCAAGGGCAAGGCGTTAGCGCAGCCCAAGCTACGGCCAACATCAATAGCCCAACATGGCAGGCGTTGATTGACCGGGCTACAGCCCGCGATCCTCGGTTTCTTGAAGCGCTCAAAGCATCCCAAGGCGAAGTGTCGTTAAACGCTTTGGCACAGCTTGCTGGCGGTGCTACGGCTGCGGAAGCTCGGAGCACTGCAACAGCCATGAAAAACGCGCTTAACACTACCCAAGGGCCGGCACGCGAAACCGCGCTTAACCGTGCAAACTTGGGTAAGATGGTGGCTGAATATGAGGCGCAGGCGGGTAAATTAAGCGCTGAGGCTGCGGCCAAAGTACAGGAAGTGCGCCGTTTGATTGATTTGGGCGACCATGCGGCTGCGGCTGCGCGGTTAGAGGCAATCAAGATGGGTATGCCCGCAAGCTCCCGCCTTGCGCCAGCTAAGTCACAAGCAGGTTTTTCAGACGAGTTTGCGTCAAAGTTTACTTACCCTGGCAAGCTGGCGCAAATGTCTGATGAATGGGCATCGCAAGCGGCAAACGCTTCACTTGATTTGGGCCAGGGCGCTCAATTTGCTCAAGGTGCTGCAAACGCAATGCGTTCCGTTGGGATTAAGCCGCTTAAAGGCGACCAAATTATTGGAAGCATTCGTGCGATTGCCAACAACCCTGAGTTTGCAGGTAATGACTTGCTATTGGGGGCAGTCAAAAATGTAGCTGATGACATTGCTAAATGGTCTACTAGCGGCGGCGTTGTTGACGCAAAAGCGCTTGACGCCATCCGCAAAAATTCAATCAACGCTGCAATCCAACAATTGCGCCCCGGCGTAGACGCTACAACCCAGCGCAACCTTGCGGCAGAAGTCATGAGCAAACTTAAACCCACGTTGGTTGACGCCATTGAGGCAGCAGGTGGCACTGGCTACCGCCAATATTTAGCCGACTACACCAAAGGCATGCAGAAAATCGCCGAACGTAAATTGACCGGCGAAGCCATGAAACTATGGAAAACTGACAAAGACGCCTTTGTTCGTTTGGTGCAAAACGAATCAGATGATGTGGTTGAAAAGTTCCTTGGCCCTGGTAACTACAACATTGCCCTTGAGCTTAGTGACAACACATTGTCTGTGCTGCGCGATCAAGCTCAAAAGCATTTGACCGAAATGGCAGTCAAAGGCCAAGTCAGTGCAGGCCAAGATGCGCTGAAACAATTGTTGCTTGACAACACTTCAAAATTGCGGCTGCCGTCGTACATAAGCGCGGTGGCTGCGACGACCAACAAAGCACTAAACATTTTGGAAACCAAGATTGGCGCTAAAACAATGGCAACGCTTACTGAGGCGCTTAAATCGCCAGAAGGCGCGGCGAATCTGTTAGAGCGCTTGCCTGCTGAAGAGCGCAGCAAAGTGTTGAGATTGATTTCTGACCCTTCGCAATGGAGTGAAGGTGCCAAAGCTATAGTGCGGGGCACCACCGCCGCTAGTGTTAATGCGTTAGCGCCCGAGCGTTACGACAATAACGCATTAAACGAACCATTCCGCGTGGAGATTCGGGGCGTCGGATCAACAGGCAAATGATGGACTACCAAGTGCTCTTCAACATCGCCGTGGCCATCGCCGGGTTCTTCGGCGGGTGGACGCTCAACCGCATCTACATCGCCATCGACCGGCTCGACAGCGACGTGCGCAGCATGCCTCACGACTACGTGAGCCGCGACGACTACAAGGCCGACATCCGCGAGATGCGCGACTTGCTGGGCAAAATTTTCGACAAACTCGACAACAAAGCCGACAAATGATTGACCTCACCAAAGCCATTGGCGCAGTTGCGGCCAGTGTCGCCGCTCTGGGCGGCAGCTACACGCTGGCCGACAAGTTCGGTTGGTTTGATAGGGCCATTCTTGAATGGTCACCAGAACATTTCAAAATCGTGGCAGAGGCTGGGCAGCCCATCAACGTCACCGTTGCGCGGATCAAAAAGCGCGATGACTGCTCTGTTGAGAGCTTTACCCCAAGCATTCGGGACGCAGCAGGCATGGTGCATGAGGCGACCACCACCGCAAGCAGGTTCAGCGGCCCAGCAGGCCCAGAGATCGACACGTTTACATACCAATTGACGATGGTGAGAAAAGAGAAGATTGCTGAAGGCAAGGCCACCTTGCTGGCAACCATCAAATACAAATGCCCCGAGGGCGAGCGCGTTGTGCAGTATCCGCGCCACACCAACCTCAGTTTTGAATTGAAAGGTTAAGCATGGACAAGAAGCATGAGTTGGCGCTGGCCGCCATGCAAACCGAGCGCGAACTGACGTTGAAGAAAGCTGGCTTGGAAGCGCAAGAGCGCATTGAGCACATCCAGACCGAGCAGATTCAGATCAACGCCGAGGTCACCAACAACCAGACGGCCATGCAAGAGCGCCAAGCGCTCTATGCGCACGACATAGCTTTGGGCCAAGGGGCGGCTCAGTGGGTGACCAACATGCGCGCAGCGACCCGTAGCGTCATCACCTACGGCATGTTCATCATGTTCATGTTCGTAGAGATTTTTGGCTTCTACTACGCTTGGCACACTGACGTAGATTTCACCGTAGCCTTGGATCAACTGTGGGACGACGAAACCCAGATCATCTGGGCTTGTATCGTGTCGTTCTGGTTTGGTGGGCAGGCGTTCAAAAAATGAACGTCAGCGCTGATGCGATCAAGATGATCCAGCACCATGAAGGTTTGCGGTTTAAACCGTATCGGTGCCCAGCACAACTGTGGACAATAGGAGTCGGACATGTTCTTTACCCTGATCAAGCAAAAATTCCAATGGATCAAAGAGGCGCTTACCCGCTTCGCCCAGAAGACAATCGCACGTTTTCAAAGGACGAAGTAGATGGAATTCTCAGAAGCGATCTCCAGCGCTTTGAGCGCGGTGTGGGCCAGCTTATTCCTGTCAGACTTACCCAAGGCCAATTCGATGCTTGCGTCAGCTTTGCTTTCAATGTTGGTCTGGGAACGCTACAGCGCAGCACCTTCCGTCAGAAGGTTATTCGCGGGGAAAAAGACGCGGCCATAGCGTCGCTGTTGCAGTACTGCAAGGCCGGCGGCAAAGTGCTCAGGGGGCTTGAGAACCGCCGCAAAGACGAAGCCGCGCTGTTCATCTCTTGAACTTTCGCCTAAAAAAGTACAAGATTACCTGATAGTCCACGCCAAAGCGCTTGGCAATTTCCTTCTTGGTGACGCCTTCGTTCCACAACGTTATGGCCCTGGACTCGCTGATGGGTGTAGGCTTGCGCCCGCTGCCTGGCCTGGCACCGCCCTTAGTCTTCATTGAGCGCTAACCAGACCATGATGCAGACGCCGCCAATGGCTAACGCAATGCCAAGGAACCCCAAAGCAAAGATAGTGAAGATCGTCTCAATCACATCACACCCCTCATTTCCCATCCGGCTAGAAAATAGTTCCATCTGCCCTGCATAGCAGGGTTGGTGTACTTGTCGCCAGTCATGGCTAAATCAGCATCTGTATAGCCCTTTGATGACATCAGTGCGTGAAATACTTTTCGTGCTTTCATGTGTTCTCCTTTTGTTATTGCGGTTTTTTATCTTCATCAAACGACATATCTGGTGGGTGCGGTATGTCATCGTGAACAA